GTTGGAGTTCTCAAGATTAAAAATGGTGATCTCTTAAACTTGGCACGACAATCTTGTATTAGTCAACGACCAGTTGTGCAAGGCAGTGGTTCACCTCAATTGAATTGTACAACACGTACAAATACTCTAACTACACCACATGTGAGAAGCATGTTTAGATACTTGGAAACAGGTTCTCTCAACATGTATGGTTCATTTGCAGGCTTTAGACCAAAACCTAAGAGTAGTGTTTGTCCAACTCCACTCCAAAAAGAATTTTTGGAAATTTATAATGTTAAAGTCGAACATGGTAAACCTGCTATGGCGGGTTGGGAACCATGGCGGAAGAACATTGTGGAGATGATTAAACCAAATTCCACTTACAACAAAAGTGTGTTGAAAGAATGTGTGCGGTCTTACACTAATGATATCTTAAGCAATTTGCCTAAAGATTGGGAGCGTGAATTGGTCATATTGAGCAATAAAGCCGCTGTCAATGGTTTACCTGGCGTGTTGTTTATCGACCGCATTGCAAGTAACACCTCAATGGGCTTTCCTTGGTCATGCACTAAGAAACAGTATCTTGAGCCTGATCAATGTGAAAAATATACGGATGGTATAAATTTCGGTGATGAGGTATGGGATAGAGTTTCCCATATTGAGGAATGTTATGCAGCGGGAATGCGAGCTTTTCCGGTATTCACTGGTCATCTAAAAGATGAAGCCACACCTCTCAAAAAATGTGAAATTAAAAAGACACGTATGTTCACTGGAGCTCCAATTGATTGGAGTTTAGTCGTGCGCAAAACACTTTTATCCTTCGTGCGTTTGTTACAAAAGAACAAATTTGTTTTTGAAGCGGGTCCGGGTACTGTCGCACAATCAGCCGAGTGGGGTCATATTCATGATTACCTTTGTGCTTTTGGCTCTGATCAGATTGTCGCAGGTGATTATGGTAAATTTGACAAACGTATGTTGGCTGATTTTATTTTAGCTGCATTTGAAATAATCATGAATGTCCATAAAGCTGCTGGTTTTAGTGAACAAGAATGTCGTACAATCATGTGCATCGGTGAAGATACTGCTTTCCCGTTAAGTAACATTAATGGTGATTTAGTGGAATTCTTCGGCACAAATCCCTCAGGCCATCCATTGACGGTTATAATCAATTCCTTGGTGAATTCATTATACATACGTTATTGTTACATGTGTCAAAATCCCAATAAAGAGGTTACTTCTTTTAAAAAGAATGTACATCTTTTTACTTATGGAGATGATAACATTATGGGTGTTAACCGGGCCATACCTTGGTTTAATCATACAGCAATTCAAGCTACTCTTGCTTCAATTGGTGTGGAATATACCATGGCTGACAAGGAGTCGGAGTCAGTACCTTTTATAAGTATCTATGACTGTTCTTTTTTAAAAAGGAAATGGTTATGGAACGAGGATGTCAATAATTGGACGTGTCCTTTAGAGGAAGCATCTATTATCAAATCTCTGACCATGTGGTTACCTTCAAAATCTATTGATGAGTACGCGCAAATGGTTGCAGTTATCTCGAGTGCTAATTCTGAGTATTTCTTTTATGGGAAAGAAATATTTGAGAAGCGACACTCGCAATTTAAAAAACTCTTGGTGGCAGAG